ATCAAGGTCAAGCATATAGTTGGATAGGCTTTGATGAGATTACGCACCTACCCACAGAGTTTGCTTGGAATTACCTCGGCTCACGACTACGTACTACAGACCCAGAAATAGAAACATACATGCGCTGCACAGCTAACCCCGGTGGCTCAGGAGCTAATTGGGTTAAGAAGAGATACATAGACCCCGCTCCGCCCCGTGAAAGCTTTAGAGGCGCTGACGGTCTCTCAAGAAAGTTTATACCTGCTAGACTACAGGATAACCCCTACCTAGCAGAAGACGGCAGATACGAACAAATGCTAAATGCTTTGCCGCCAACCCAACGTCAGCAATTACTTGACGGTAACTGGGATGTTGCAGAAGGCGCAGCCTTTGTTGAGTTTAACCCGTTTGACCACGTAGTCACGCCGTTTGAAATCCCAATAGGTTGGGAACGCATCAAAGGCATTGACTACGGTTATGCGTCAGAAAGTGCATGTGTATGGGGAGCAGTTGACCCAAGTGACGGTACACTAATTATATACAGAGAACTGTACCGCAAAGGCTTGTTAGGTACAGACCTTGCTTCTATGTTGACTGAGATGGAATACGAAGACCCCTTCTCAGTGCCCGGAGTGCTCGATACAGCGTGTTGGAACAGGACTGGTACTACAGGTCCAACTGTTGGCGAAACGCTTCTAAGAGCCGGACATAAGCTCAGAAGAGCAGACAAGAATAGAATACAGGGTAAAATACAGATTCACGAATACTTGAAGCTTCAACAAAGCGGTAGACCACGATTACAGATTTTTAATACATGTCCTAACCTGATACGTGAGCTTCAAAGTATTCCTGTAGACAAAAGCAAGCCAGAAGACGTTGATACACACGCATCTGACCACGCATACGATGCACTAAGATACTTAATAATGTCAAGACCTAGAATCAACGATACAATACAACAACTAAGACAATTTAGGAAGGAATCAAGTTTTAACCCTTCCGACTCAACTTTTGGATACTAATACATGAACGAAGAAGAAATGATGGACACAGCTAACGAAATCTATTTCGAGCCTGAAGAAACAGCAAACGGAATGGAGCTAGAACTCGAAGAAGATGTTCGCAATCGTTTTGTAGGTTTAATTGAAGATAGATTTGTATCTGCAGAACAGGCAAGAGACTTTGACGAGGAACGATGGCTAAAAGCCTACCACAATTTCCGAGGCATGTACGGCAAACACGTTCGTTTTCGTGAATCAGAAAAATCTAAAGTATTTGTAAAAGTAACAAAAACAAAAGTACTTGCAGCATTTGGTCAGCTAGTAGATGTTGTATTTGGTACAGGTGAGTTTCCAATTGGTGTACGTGAAACACGATTACCCGAAGGAATCTCAAAGTATGTACACATAGATGAAGGTCAATCAAATATCGAGACAAGCGCCCCCATCGCTTACGATACTGAGGACCAAGAAGCAGCCGAACCTACTGACCCATACGATGTGGGTTATGTAGGGGATGGTAGAGATGACGTACTTGCTGCAGGCTCTACGCTAACAGGAACTAAAGACGTACTAGACGAAGCACTTGCAGAAGCAGGCACAGAGCTTTCAGAAGGCGCTCACCCAAGCCCACAAGTACCCGAAATATCTCCGGCTAAAAAAGCAGCCCGTAACATGCAGACATTAATCCACGACCAAATCGAAGAGTCAGGCGGCTCTAGTGAACTACGTAACGCATTGCTTGAAGCAGCACTGTTTGGTACAGGTATTGTTAAAGGTCCGTTTAACTACAATAAAACTGTAAGCCGTTGGACAAAAGACGAAGACGGAGAAAGAACATACAACCCTCTTGAGGTTCGTGTACCACGCATTGAGTTTGTAAGTATCTGGGATTTTTTCCCTGACCCTTCAGCTACTTCAATTGACGACTGTGAATATATTATCCATCGCCACAAAATGAACAAGTCACAGCTTCGCTCTTTAGCTCGTATGCCTTTCTTTAATAAAGATGCTATACGTGAATGCTTACAAATGGGCAGTAACTACGTAGAAAAAGACTACGAGCACGAACTAAAAGATGACCAACGTACAGAAGACTATGGTTCGTCTCAATTTGAAGTTTTAGAGTACTGGGGCATTATGGATGCAGAGTACGCTAGAGAAGTAGGCATGGAGCTACCAGACGAGGTTGATGATTTAGATGAAGTACAAGTTAATGCTTGGGTTAGCAACGGCAAGCTTCTGCGTGGGGTGGTTAATCCTTTCACTCCTTACAGACTTCCATACAACGCCTTTCCATACGAACGTAACCCTTACAGCTTCTTTGGGATTGGGGTTGCGGAGAATATGGATGATTCTCAACAAATAATGAATGGTCATGCACGTATGGCTATTGATAATCTTGCACTTGCAGGTTCACTAGTATTTGACGTAGACGAATCAGCTCTTGTAGGCGGACAGTCTATGGACATATATCCCGGAAAAGTATTCCGCCGTCAGGCAGGAATGCCCGGACAGGCTATACACGGTGTTAAGTTTCCGAATACATCTAACGAAAACATGATGATGTTTGATAAGTTCCGACAGCTTGCAGACGAACAAACAGGCATTCCTAGCTACTCGCACGGTCAAACAGGCGTACAAAGCATGACACGTACAGCTTCTGGTATGTCTATGCTACTAGGTGCTGCGTCACTTAATATTAAAACAGTAATTAAAAACATTGATGATTTTCTGCTTAAGCCTTTAGGCGAAGCATACTACCAATGGAACATGCAGTTCTTTGAAGGTGAACTAGACATTCAAGGCGACTTAGAAGTGCATGCAATGGGAACAAACAGCTTGATGCAAAAAGAAGTACGTAGCCAACGATTGACTATGTTCTTGCAGACTGCACAAAATCCTGCGATTGCACCGTTTGTTAAAATCTCTAAGATTGTTAGTGAGTTGGCATACAGCCTAGACTTAGACCCTAACGAAATCTTAAACGACCCAGAAGAAGCTGCAATCATGGCACAGATAATAGGAGCACAGAATGTTGGACAAGGAAATGGCGAGGCGATTGGGCCCGTTGGTGAACAACCCGGACCTATGGCAGGCCCTGAAGGAGCACCTGAACAACCTCCGGAACTTGGAGCTACAGGGACTGGCGGTGGCAACATCGGAACTGGAGCTGTACCGCAAGCAGGGGAAAGTGAGTTCACTGGCTAGTCTAATGAATTTAAAAGAACAGGCTATTGAAGCCAAAAAACGTAAAGAGGATTAATCATGCATTGTGATGACAAAGACAAAAAAAGAATGAAGAAAGCAGAAGGCTCAGAAGTTAAAAAAGAAAAGCTAACTTCTGCAGAAATGATGCAGATTATTGAAAAAAATCACGATAAAAGTGCACGAGCTGTAATGAAACATCTTCCTTTAGCTGATGGTCCTCCAGAAGGTTTAGTTGATTTTGGAATTATGATGATTGACAAATATAGAAAAGTACAAGACCAACTAGAAAGAAATGACGAAAACGATTCCCGTGAGAAAAAAGCAGTAGGCTCAGTAATTAAAAAAGCAACAGAAGGAGCAGATGAACTTTTGTCAGCAGCTCGAAAAGACGTTGTAAAAGAACGAGAACCAGATACTGGAGTTTCTGAAGCAATTGCAGCTATGGCAGATGAAGTGTCTAAAGTAAAAGGTAGTGCAGAAGAAACCACTCAAGAAGGTACACAGGCGCTAATGAAAGATACTACTAAGCTTGTAAATTCTTTTGACTTTTCTGGCGGTAACAAAAAGATGGACAAGGCTTTTATTATGGAGTCTTTAAGTTCAGTTGGAGATTCTGGAGGCATAACTACTAAAGAAAGTGTTGCTGAGTTTATTACTGATTTGCACAGAACACAAATGGATGAAGAAAGTAAACCGTTACTAAGTCCAAAAGATTTTAAAAAGCTAGAAACTTTTGCATCTGAAGAAGAACGAGTAGGCAAAGCAGAAGGCGGTATGTATGATGACGATGTAGAAAAATACATTGAGTTCAACAGACAGTTTGAACAAAGCATGGATAAAGCAGACAGTCCTGAAGCAGAAAAGAAAATAATGAAAAGATTCCAACAAGTAGAAGATTCTTTTGAGCCAGAAGTTATATTCTTAGCTTTGAAAAAAATGGATGAGTCTAATGACGAAAGAGATAAAAAAGTATTTGGCGGAATACTAAAAAAAGTATTTACAGCAACTCAAGAAGGAAGTGAACCCAAAGGTTTGTTTGCAAAAGCAGCCGGTATAATTAACTCTACTGCGTCAGGCGAAGGCTTCTTACAAAAAATTAAAGGTCACGGACAACTAGAAGAAGCATCAATCAGCAACCTTGAAGGTCCAGACCCTATTGAGCCATCAAACAATTCAAGCATCGGTTATGCAGAAGGTGGTGATGTTGACGAAGATGATATGCCTGTTGATACTTACGACAATATCTCAGAAGACGAAAAAGAAGAAGTAGAAAAGTCTCAGCTGCCTGATGATGAGATGGAAAGCGAGTACGCTGACCACGTTTTAGAGCAATCACTGTCAGAAAAAGAACAAGAGTATTTATTAGATATGCTCGAAGAAGATACACAACTTGCAGACATCTTTGATAAGATTATGAGTACTGCAGGAGAATTTGCAGGTGACGGAGCTGTTGAAGGTCCCGGCACAGGCACATCGGATTCGATACCGGCTAGGCTATCGGATGGTGAATTTGTTTTCACCCAAAAGTCGGTTGACGTTATAGGCGCAGACGAACTCCAAAAAATGATGGATGACGCTGAGCGTGAATATGACGAAGACCGAGAAGGAAAGTACGGAGGCGGCATGATGGATAGTTTATTAGATAACGGTGGAAAAGACTATGATAAAGAAGTCCACGAACAAATGCTATCAGCAAATGCAATGCCAAGTGTACGCAAACGATAAGGCTACTTCGAAAGAACCCCTTATTACAATTTTAACCTAGAGGCCACCTTGTAGTAACAAGCCCCGAATGTCTAGCTAACATCTCGGCTACCTTGTAGAGACTCAAGCCCCAAAAGGAGAGTGACATGACTGATATACCAGAAACACAAGAAACAGAAGAAGAAGAAGTAGCAAACCCATATAACATGAACAAAGATTATGACATCGAAGATGAACAAGTCTTTGAAAGTGCAGACGGAGTTTACTACGACAAACCTAAGAAGGCTACCCGCAAGTCGGCCCCTTCGGATAAAGAATCGACTGATTATAAAAAGCGATACGATGACCTAAAAAAACATTATGATAACAAAGTTAATGAGTTCAAACAAAAAGAGCAAGAACTAGTTGCAGAATCTCGAATGTCTCAGCAAGTCGAACAAAACGTAAGACACCAAGAGGCTTCCGAGCAATCTCAACAATATGAACCTCAACAACAACAAACTGTAAGTAAACGAACTCCTACGCTAGACGCACGAGAAACTAAGGTAGCTCGCAAAGAAGCAGAGCAATCTTTAAGTCAGGCACATCCTGATTTTAACGACATACGTCAAAGCAATGAGTTTCATACTTGGGCTAAAACACAACCAGATGCAATTCAAGACTGGGTGTATAATAACCCCGATAATGTTGGCTTAGCAATCAAAGCTATCGACCTTTATAAAGCAGAGTCAGGTTTAGGTGCAACTTCTTCAGGTAAATCGGGAGGGTCGCAATCTCGACCATCTGGTTCTGCAGCTGATATGGTTTCAACCAAAACAAAAACTGTTGATGCGGGCGAACCAAAAGTATGGTCACAACGGGAAATCGCTGCGCTGTCCATAGACCAATATGATAAGTACGAGAAAGAAATCGACTTAGCAATGTCTGAAGGCAGAGTAGTGGCTTAATTAACAAATGTCTTTATAAAAAGGAAACATAATCATGGCTAATAACGTATCAGACCAATATTTTAAACAATCAACACCTGCTAACAACAACTTCGGTACAGGCACTAACTTCATGCCTGCGATTTACTCGAAGAAAGTTCTTAACTTCTTCCGTAAAGCGTCAGTTGCTGAAGCAATCACAAACACCGATTACGCAGGTGAAATTTCTGCATACGGTGATTCAGTAAAAATCATCAAAGAACCAACTATTACTATCTATCAGTATGAGCGTGGTGCAGATGTTACTGAAACTAAACTAACCGACACTGAAGTAAGTCTAGTAGTTGACACAGCAAACGCATTTAAGTTTGTTGTAGACGACATCGAAACTCAAATGTCTCACGTAAACTTCAAAGAAGTTGCAGCTTCATCAGCAGCTTATTCTTTGCGTGATGCGTTCGATGCAGGTGTAATTGCTAAAATGTTTGCAGGTGTATCTACTGCAACTCCAGACCACACTTTAGGCGCTGACACTACAGCTTCTTTAGCTGCAAACGTTTATGATGGTGCTTCTGCTGTCGGTTTACATGTTACTGACCCACTAGACCTATTGGCAAAAATGGCTCGTCTTCTTGATGAGGAAAACGTGCCAGAAGAAGGTCGTTGGGTTGTAGCTCCACCTAGCTTCTATGAGAAATTGTCGGAGTCAGGTTCTAAGCTACTATCTGTAGACTTTAACGCAGGTCAAGGCTCTATCCGCAACGGTCTAGTAACTTCTGGTAAGTTGCGTGGCTTTAGCATGTATAAGTCTAACAACATTGCAGACCCAGCAAATGCTGACGGTAAGATTCTTGCCGGTCACATTTCTTCTACTGCTACTGCACAAACTATCACAAGCACTGAGGTTATTCGTGACCCAGATAGCTTCGGTGATATTTGCCGTGGTTTGCATGTATACGGTGTTAAGGTTTTACGACCTGAAGCACTAGTAGCTGCTTTCTACAACTTAGCAGCATAGTAAAAACTTAATAAGTGCGGGGGCCGTAAAAAGCCCCCAACCTTTTAACATAACATAGGACTGAATAAACATGGCATCAACCTATTTAGATTTAACCAATGAACTTCTTCGAGAGCTTAACGAACTTCCGTTAACTACAAGTAACTTTGCGGCGGCTGTTGGTGTTCAACAACATGTAAAAGATTCAGTAAACAAAGCATATCTTGATATTGCAAACTATGAACCGCAATGGCCTTTCCTAGCATCTGCAGAAAGCGGCACAACTGACCCAATGTACGGGAATACATACGTTGAAACAGTTGTAGGTCAACGATTTTATGAATTAAAACCAACTAGCGATTCTATAACAACTGATTATGGGTCGGTAGATTGGGACAACTTTTACCTAACTACAGTAGGAGTTGCAGGCGCAACTACACCTTACACAGGTAAAAACTTAGAATACTGCACATTAGAAAAGTGGAAAACCTTCCGCAGAGTACACGAAAACTTAGATGATGCAGATACACAAAGCTTTGGCGAGCCTAACTTAGTTATACGTAGTCCAGATTCACGTAAGTTTGGACTAAGCCCAATACCAGAAAAAGCATATCGTATTTGGTTTTATGCATACGATTTACCAACAAAGTTATCTGCACATACTGATACTTTAGTATTTCCAGATATGTACGCACCAGTATTGCTCGCAAGAGCTAGGTACTACATCTGGCAATTTAAAGATAATCCGCAAGCCGCAGCGTTTGCACTAGATGACTACAAG